GGTCAATAACGGATCACTTATACGTTACGATCTATCATGGATTGAGACTATTACCGGCACTCGTTACGTGGGTGTGATCGTCGGGCTGGGTGAGGCGGCTTATGTCTGGGGTGCGCAGCTTGTTATAGGTACGGAGTCGCTTGACTACGTCCGCACCGACAGCGAAGCAAACCCTACCTACGATTTATTCACTGGCTTCATTCAATCTATTGGGCATGGTGCTGAGCTAGGTAACCGCTTCGCCACCTACAACTGTTACGACTTAATTCAGACGCTTAACCGGGCCAAGATAGACTCTTCTGTGTTCACAGACACGCCGGTCAATTCTTTAGTGTCGGCGGTGTGTTCGCTGGCTGGTATATCTAGCTATACTAACATTGACGCCATAACAGATATAGTCCCTTATTTCTGGGCTAACAATCGTGAGGCGGTGGGGGTTCTCGATGAGTTGGTGCGCTACGGTCATTACTATATGTTCGTTGATGGTGGTGGCATATTCAACTTTGTTGATCGCAACGCTTACGTTTCAGCAACGGCGCAGCAATCCTACAGTGAGTTCTATGGACTGAGTACTCAATATGTTGAAGATAAAATATTCAACGAGGTATCTATCAGCGGGCAGACGCGCCGCCAGGCGTCGAACGTGGGGACGATTGCCTGGATCAACGACGCCATCACCGTCGCCGGTAGTAGCTCGGTTCAGTTCTGGCTACAGTATGTCGATCCAGCCGCCCCCACTGAGTCCGCGCCTGCTGTCGGGGTAGTGTCGCCAGTTTCTTCAAGCGACTACCTTATGTCCTCCACCGTCAGCGGAAGCGGGGATCGCACAAGTACATCGTCCGCCACCATCTCCGCCTTCGGTGAGGCTGCGTTGTGTACTGTGTTTAATGGGGTGGGCGTTGCTTCGTACCTTACTAAGTTTCAGCTACGCGGGTTCAGTTTGCAGAAGACGCCACAAATAAGACAGACCGTAGTTAACTCCGCATCCCAAGCTATATACGGGCGGAAACAGTTCATCCTTGATTCGGCCCTTATGCACTCCACCGACTACGCGCGCGGGTATGCCGATTTTGTTGCGGATAAATATAAAGACGCCTTCCCGAGCATCTCAGCTTCGCCGCCAAAGAACAGTTGGCCGGATACGTTGACTATGGAGGTCGGTGATTTGATATCGCTTACTAACAGCCATCTATCTGTCAATTCGCAGTATGTTATACGGCAACTTTCCCACTCCATATCAACGGGGGGCGGTATACAGCACTTACTCGAATTAGATTTGGAAGTGGCGCGCACTGGCTCCTACTTAATACTGGATGACGCTACGCTAGGCGTCTTGGATGATGAGAGAATATTGGGGTTCTGATTATGGCATATTCGTTTCAAACTTTTACCACGGGGCAGGTATTAACGGCTGTCCAGATGAACCAAGTGGAAGCCAACGTGCGAGACCACACACACGGCTCGTCGGGAGTGAATGCTAACTTCGTTTCTTTTGTTGGCAGTGCGTTGACGGCGAACAGTCTTAGCGCCCTGGTTCTTACCTCTAGTCGCGCGGCTGTAAATAGTTTGTCCGCCAACAACGCGATAGTCAATAGCACCTTCAACGCCGCGAGCCTACTATATCACAACACCACCGAGCGACTTAATATTTATCATGGGCGTGTCGCGGGGGACGGCTCAAATATAAGACTTCCGACACATCCAGCGACGTGGGTCACCTCATTTAATAGTAGCTCAGGTACCTACCTAGTAACCCATAGTTTTCAGAATGCCAACTATACTTTAATGATTGAAATAGATCATGTTATAGCAGGGGGTGGCCCGGCGGGGCCCTATAGTGTACTTACTGATCAAGGCGGAAATACCTTCACATACAGGACAGTTCAGCATAGCACTAACGGCAACGTGGCGTTCGTAGCGAAGCCCGTTAAGTTTTCCATCTTTAGAGACTAGGAGGTTACAGATGGGTATTCCAAACAAAATCATCAAGCGACTCGGCATCAATCTACCGGAGAAATACCAATGGCTAGGCTCTGCTATACTCGGTGTCTTAGCGTTCCTAGCCATGACTCTGTTGATGTGGGGTGTTGCACAGGCGGAGGAACGTGACGGCTGGCTCACTGCCACTAGCACGTATTTACTGATTGAAAACAACATTGACGGTCAGCATAACTTCTGCGCGGTGAAAGCGGGTCATCTAACCTCAAATCTAGGTGCCGACGTTACGCTATATAAGCGAGGATGGTTTGAGTGGCATGGCAGACTCACTCACCACTCATGCGCGTTTGGCCCTGATGCGCCAGACTATAACGCCGTTGGAACTGGTATCGTTTTAAAATTTGTTCGCGACTAGGAGCCGTCTCCTCTCCTCCCACTACGTCGAAAAATAGGATCCGGCCGGCGTGTCGCGAACAAAGCCGGATCCACCTAATTAACGAGAATGGAGCCCGTAGTATGTTTGAGAACGGTAAGGATTTTGTGCAGTACATCCCTTTCCTAAGTATGGCAGTCCGAGGGGACGACCGTGGTACTCCACGCATAACAAGGATCATTGAATCATCGCTGCCTGGGGTGTTGGTGGCTATGGTGGGTATATACGCTAACGACAAAGTTCAAGATGAGCGGATTAGAAATTTAACGGCGGTGCAGAAGATAGAGATAGCGGCTGTACGCGCGGACACGATGCGAATAGAAGCCGCCCTGAATGAACTGCGGAATAAGTTGCTAGATAGGAGGTAGTATGATTAATCCGGAGTGGCGTTGGATTGTTAAGAAGGCGTGGAGTTTTAGATTAATGGCCATCGCCGGGCTACTATCGGCGGCGGAGGTAGTGTTGCCGCTATTCGCCCATGACATACCGCGCGGGACGTTCGCTTTGATTAGCGCGGTCGTGATTCCGCTATCAATGATCGCTCGGCTAGTTGTGCAGAGGCGGCAATCATGAGACGCCAAAGCGTAGCCGCCCTTGTACTGTCAGCCACCGCCTTCATCGGCATTGCCGTCCATGAGGGGTATAAGGACGAGGCCTACATACCAGTGCCGGGCGACGTGCCCACTATCGGATTTGGAACAACCGAAGGCGTGAGGATGGGGGATAGGACCGACCCCATACGTGCGTTGATAAGACTACAGCAAAGCGCCGATGGGTATTCACAGGCGGTAAAAGATTGCGCGTCTGTACCGATGCATCAACATGAATTTGACGCTTACGTTTCTTTAACGTACAACATTGGGGCGGGCGCGTTCTGTAGATCAACACTGGCGCGTAAACTGAAGGAGGGCGACTACGAAGGAGCCTGTAAGGAAATATTAAGGTGGGATAAATTTAAAGGTGCGCCGCTTCCAGGCTTGACCAAGCGTCGCCAACAGGAGTATCAGAAATGTATTGGAAAGTAGGTGCTGTAGCGGCGGTGTTGGCGTTCGTGATGGGGTGGGCTGCTAATGGCTGGCGGCTAGGGCAAGAGATGGAGAAGGAGCGTGTGGCGGCCGCCGAGGCGTTGGTGCAGGAAACAGCCAAGGTGCTCGCCGCTGAACAGCGCGCCACAACACAACGTAACGAGCTGGAGGTAGAAAATGCACGGATCAATAGAAGGGTCGAAGAAACGCTTGCTAACAATCGCCGCCTTGTTCGTGAGCTTGGCGGGATGCGCGACCCAGGGCGCAGCGAGGAAGCCTGTGCTACATTGTCCGGAGCCCCCGGCCGCGTTGCTGGCGGCACCGCCGGAGCCCGGCTTTCAGAAGCGGCTGAGGAGTTTCTTCTTGAGCTCGCCGCCGACGCCGACCGAGCCGCAGCCTACGCCCAAACCTGCCACCAATGGGCCACGCTAGGGCGGCCTTAGCCCAGCCCAGCGGCTACCCTACAAGTGCCGGGCTGGCGCGGCGTGGCGGATCTACAGCGGCCCCGTGGCTAGTAGGGGTTTATACCTATTGCGCAAGGTGTGTGGCTATGTTATGGATCCACTGCCTGTGATCACCCGAAACGGGCGCTGTTCCTTCTCACCGCCGCCACACCTACACACATAAGAAAAGTTCATCATGATCAGTCGCTGCTGGTTAACGACAAGCCCGCAGCGATCGCACGCACGCGCCACGATCCTAAAATATTTACGGTGCTTATCTATCGGCGTTACTGAGCCCATTGTCTATCCCCCTAGTTAGCCGAAGGAATCCACTCAAACACCGCGCGTCCTAATTCCCTTAAAGCCAGCGCGACAGACCTAGCATCTCTCGGGTGTGATATAACCACTTCGCAGCTCTGCCCATTATCAAAATCAGCGCGGATCGAATGGTCGCCCACCTTCCGCGCACCGTTTGGGTCTGTGTCGTTAAGATATAGGCTTACTAACTTAGGAAACATTGTCGTTCTCCACTATTTCAAGATCACCTTCAGCCAGCCACATCGGAGCGTTCTCTGGCCAAGATTCATCATCGGCCACCCACACCGATTCACCTGGGTAGCGTTTGTCATCTCATTCTCCCGCGCCTACTTTGACTGGAGCTAGTTCGTAGTGTTCAAGCAGGTCGCGTACCAATAACCACCCGCCACCCTTAAAATGAACCGTCGGCATATCTGGCAGAAATCCACCCCCAACCCCGAGTGGATCATTCTGCGTAAATCCTACAACGGTAGCCCTCTTTTTCTTCCCCTTGAGGCAAACATCAAAGGGCGCCTTTTGTGAAGTCAGTTCATCTTTTGTCATACCACCTCCCCGTCTACTGTAATTACCCGCCAGTCATTTCTACTATGGTAGTAGCCGCTACTATAGCCGTGTGTAGAGGCGGCGCGTCGCTGTGCCTCCGCGCTTAGTGCATTGAGCTTAGTATACGCAGAGTTTATATCTCCTATAACTACGTAGACGATAGTTTCATTGCAGCATATAACGTGAGCTTTTATGTTTTCTGTTTTCATCGTTTCACCTTCGCTTCGAAGTGGCGGCCGTGTTTACCGCACAGATGTTCATACTTACGACACGCATCGGCGTATGGTGTAAAATTAATTCTAGCCAGTTTTTCGCACAGATACCCACGCTTTAAATGTTTGCAGTCTTCACAGTGCGGTACAGATAAACGCTTTATAAAATCTGCGGCGCGTTCCAGTATGTTCATACCCCCACCTTTAATATAGTTGATGGTAGAGCCGCCCTATTTTCTCCGCGTCCTCGCGTGAGTACCCGTGTCGCATTATGTCGGCTGGACACGTGTGGCCTAACACGCTGCATAGCATTCTACACACGTCATCAGGTAGTCGCAGCCAAACCATGTCGTCTTCAACTCCATCCGGCGTAGCTTGTTTATATGTGTCCTCGTTTACCTCGATAGTTATTTTCATAGCTCCCCCCACGCGCCATCGGCGCTGTTTCTCTTCGCTGTTGGGTATGGTGCCCCGAGCTTTTCCGCCGCTGCATCAAGCCGACTGAGGTGTTTTTGTTGGCTGATTTTGAGGGCACTAATTACGCGCTGCATGCCGGTGACGCTCTCTAAAATAGTGATTGCCACGTCTGTGAGAACGATGTCAGTATGTGCGGTACTGTAGTCGTTCAAATGTTTCCGCCTGGTCTTAGTATCCATCATCATCCTCCCGCGCCTACTCGGCGCCCATCGTTGTATTAGGTGTTTTTAAACCCAGGCAAAAATTGTACTCCACATGTCCTGACCACAGCAGGTCGCCAACAATGACCGCATGATTGACAGGCATGGGTGTGGTGATCCGGAATCTCATCGTCATCAATATGACGGTCTCCACACTCAGGGCACCACAGAAGCATTGGGATTGGTGAGTTGTCTGCCAGCCCGCTTTTAAATTGGGCCGAGTTGTGCCAACAATCCATCCCAACAACGCCGATGCAGATCGGGCAATAACTCCCGGCCTTTATGCACACATCTCTCTTCATCGCATCACCCTCCCGCGCCATCGGCGCTTTTTGTCTGATTCGAGCTTGTCGTCAGCCCCAGGCATGCTCTGCTATTCGCCCCGCCTCTTCGTCTTCTTCGGCAAAGCGTTCCGCGTCGATCCTCCGGCAAAACCGTAAAGCTTCCATATGGTCAGCGGTCCATGCCGGCAATCCATCCCGCATTGTTCTGTAACGAAGTTCATCGCCCTGCTTTCCGTTTTCGACAACCCAACCGTATTCAGTTTTTCTGGAGTCGAACCCAAACTCGTCCTTCTTGTCTGGGCAGCCTATCGGGCATCTCCAAGGAAATATGCTCATCTCACCCTCCCGCGCCTACTCGGCGCTTTGTTGCGTATCGTCAGCGTCGGCTGTCGGGATTAACTCTCCCACGCCGAGCATGTGCTTAACCATTTCGCGCGCCTGCGTGGCCGTGAGCAGATTCGTCCCAGTTGGCCAGTACGGACTGTCATAGTCAGTACGATAGTAAAACGAAATACCAGCGTCTGGGCTAAATTCCTTTGGAAGCTTCCAGCTAAGAAATCGATTAACCAACCTATCTACTAATTCGTCTTCAGTCACCACGATAGTTATTTCCATTACCTCCTCCTTCACCAAAGATTTTCGAATGTTTTACCAAGCGGGATAGACACACGCGCAACGTTATAGTCGCACGGCGGAACCCAGTCGGCGCCTCTATCAAGGTTGTGACAGCTATGATGGTACACGGACCACGTAGCGCCCCACGCATCTACCCCAACACCGACGCGAAGCCCCGCCTTCGTTGGAGCGGATGAAGTGCCTTCGTAGTACGGGGCTATCTGTATCATGGTTGACTTATGAGAGAGGTAGAGAGAAAGATCCAGGCTATACACCGGCGGATCGCCGTGGTACGCCATCCATCCCGACGGGGCTTGTGCTTCAAGAAAATATTCTCCGGAAACCTTTGCGCCTAAGTCCATCGCTGATACGTTGTGGGCTATAAGCATACCAATCACGATCGCCGCATATTTATTCATATATGTAAACTCCCAGTTTTCATTTTAAGATAAAAGGTGCGCCATAACTCAGCATCCACCTCGCCGTAGTGTACGGCCATTCTATTGGCGTCCTCCAACGTAAAATCATTTAGAGCTGCAGACAAATGTCCTGAAAATAAATACACCACGTCGCCCACACCGACTATTATCCAGCACCGAACACCGACGCTAGTGTAGTCGCGGAACCAGTTTATTTGAGATGGGCGCATCCCATGTTTGCGGAATATGCGGCTGGCGGGGCGCTTTACTTCTTCTTCCTGCTTTAACTCTATCCACCCATCGTTCGCCCATATGCGTCTATCGGCATAGTATATGTCTGGGTCTCCATCCCCCACTTTATTCTCAACTCTACGCAAGATTAAGTAAGGGCTGAGCCCGGCTTTAACCTTACCCCAAAGACCGTCCTCGCTCTTTCCCACTGTTCCTCCTTTCCACTAACGCTTCTTTACGAACCTTTTTAGGCATCTCCACACACCCTATAATCTTGGCCCTTCGTAGAGATAACGATCGTGGGCTCTTGCGATACATACCGGGCAGATGTACAAATATTTCACCGCTGACCGGGCAGTGAGAATAAACCACGCTCCACCCATTGAATTTCATAAGTTCATCTTCCGCCCATGGGGCGGTGAAGTTCTTTTCTGTCATCTACTGCTCCACGTATTGGTTAGAGGGTTCGGCGACCTTGTACTCTTCAATTAACTCTATAGTGTTAGCTCTAGCTATGACTAGATAAGCTGCGACGTGAGACATATGCCACTTGATCATCGCCTCTATAGCCTTGCAGCGTGGTTTGGAGAGCCTATTAACTTTAAAATACGTCGGGAGCACCTCCAGCAGTATAGTAGATCTAAGATCGGGGGGTACTGTCGTAGGTCTGTTATCTACCTCAATCTTAACGCCGCACACGTCTATGGTATAGGTTACACCACCTTTACCCTTCGTCTCTAACAGCTTATCAATACAGTGCAGCGCCTTCTCTAAATCCAACAGCCCTTCCTTTTCGCGCGAAAGATACTTTGTGGCTGTGTGTGTTATGCCGTCTAGATCAAGCATCAGTGAAAGATCCCAGTGCTGAAACTCACTTTTGTAATGACTACCGCCCACTTGTTTATCATTTGCTGACATAACGTCATCTCCTTTATCTATCGATTATGCTTTCCGCTGAGTGGCGGATCATCCAATACACTTGGCGCTCATTATCCGTACGCGCTAAATCTACGGCGTACTCCCGATACCTGACGTAGACCGAAGTCATTGTTAGATTTCCCATACCTATCTCCGTCGCACAGAACCACATCCCCTCTATACAGTCCGCTAGTTTAAGAATGCGCTGCTCATCAATGGTCAGCGATATATCCGGCATACCCGCCTTTGACATAATGTCCGACTCTAAAGCGCCTAGATTATTTATTGCGCGCTTCGTCGGGGCTGGTATGTCGCCCATCTCCGCCTCAGCTACGTCGTGGATTATGGCGGCCATCATCAACTCCGCCCTACACGCCCCGCCAGTTAACTCCCAGCACAGAAAGGCCACCCCCGCCGAGTGGCGGCCGACTGTGTCGGTGTTTATCGTGGTACATGTATGATACCTACGCACCATAGACCCACGCCGATATAGATCCAATCTATTTCCCAGCATTGCGTTTCTCCTGTACTCGCTTAAGCCAAGAAATACAAGCAATCCGCCAGTCGTCCGCAGCTATAGTGCTGGCGCTAAGTATAGCTTTATCTATAGTGTCATTTTTATAGTGAATCCATGATTCGTACATTGGCTGTGCGATACGTTCGAAGAATGTAGTGTAGTAATCAGCGCGCTTCATGGGGTGTTCTGAATTAAAGAATAAGATTAAATCAGCGTCATCTACAGGGGCGCCGCTAGCTCCTCCGCCTCCGTCATATAAATCATGCACGCGGGCGTCTCTACTCATGTCCATAAACGACTCAGGCTTATATATGTCGGTGTATATGTGTAGATCGTTGCTCACATGAGTATACGTTCCAACTTTGAAAGCGCACAGTCGCGCGATATACTCCTGAAGAATACTGAAGTGAACGGCGTTGGCCCCATAGCAGCCCCACACTATATCGTTACTTCTACAACAAACGGTCATGTCTAGTGTGTCTTCAAACACCGAAAAATAAATGTGTGTGTTGCACGGTACGTCCGGCCCATTATTATCCACCTCCGATACATCTGCGTTTGGATCCCACATCGCTATCACAGCTCGCCGCGAATTGGGGCTGCGTACAAGCTCCCTCGCGACAAATCTTATTTGATCATAACCAAAGTGATTTCGCCACCTAAACCCATACGCCCCGTGGATAACTCCACTGTCCTTTCTACTGTACTCGCTGAATCGTTTGTTAAACAGCAGCGGAAAGGCTAGGTCGTTTCCACCGTGCAGCATCCACAGCGACTCCATGAAGTGAAAGAATGGGTTGGCGTTACGCATAGGGGAGAACAGTACGCGCTCTTTCGGGTGCTTGTATACCGTGGCCACCGGCTCCGGAAATGATAACACTTCACCTACCCCGGAACCTTTACGACGCAGTCCGACAGCTGCGACGCTACGCTCATGGAGCATTCGCATAACTTGAGAAAAAGCATCGTTAACGTTGGTCGCATTTATTACTATCATTTTCCCGCTCCTTTATACTTTTGTTTCGGTCTACCTTCGCCAAGCCTTACCCGCTCATACTTATCAAACTCACAAAGACAATTCTGTAGATCTTGCGCGTCTAGTGGCGGCATGCTGCTCATCGCCGTAAGCACGCTCACTCTAACGTGCAGGCGTTCCATCCACCAATTCCACTCTCCTTTCTTAAATGGTGAGTTAACCGGGCGGTCCAATATGCGATTCATACCTCGTCTACTGCCCGGCCCGTCAACTGTAAAAGTAAACCAGTCAGGCGCCCGCCTAAGGACCGGCGCGTACTTCATATCCGCTATGATCTGCCCCGCCATGAAAGTACCGAGCCCCTGATACTTAGTAAGTCGCTCGCAAAAAATCCTAAGGTGCTCATCTTGCTTCGGGCGTACCTCCGCCGCGTACTCCCATAAAGGATCAAGTACCTCGTACACTAGATAACTCAGCTTATCCATCTTGCGGCCATTGGTGCTTACTATATAGGCCGCGTTAAATACATTCAACTTATCTGACTCTCTACGTCGCAGCGGCGCTAGGAACTTTTCAGGGCGCCACGGCACTGGAAACGGTATCTCCGATAGTGAATCTGGTAAATTTATAAGCCGCGCCACTACCATGGCAAACCATAGATCCTTGTTGTCTTTGTTAGGGTGTCTCCAGTTCTCAGCTATCCATCTTGTAACACTATCCAGCTCGCGGTACACGTTGCAGAATCTATACTGCTGCAAGATTGGATCTTTAGTCCATGGCGGCTTCTTACCGTTCTCCTTCAATAAATATATTTTATGACGCTCACGCATAAACGCAACTAGATCTCTGACACGCTTATCGTTCATACAGCCCCCTCATTAGTTCTATATACTGCGGCGCCACTACTGAAGATCTATGCGCGCGAAGAATAGACTTAGCACTGTTGGCCAGCTCCTCCGCTTTACTGAGTGGCGTAGATTTAAGAACCTTGGCCAAGCTCTCCGCGCCGCCGGCCGTTAGGCAGTTAACCCCAGGCTTCATCTCCCCCTTCACCACGCACCACTCATCATGAATAACACAGCACGCTCCGGCGTCTATGGCCTCTAGGAATGAGTATTGAGTGCCGCCGCCATCGCCTTTTATAACTGACATATCCACCGCAAAGCGCGCGGGCATAAGTAGGTCCACCGCCGCACTCTGCGTCCTTGGAAAATCATTTACGCTTTGCACCCATTCTGGAAACTGCCTCATCAATTTAAATTTGGTGTAGAGTCTATTCTCAAACCCGCGCACATCTATCTTTCTATTACTGGGAAGGAGCCTATTGGCTCCCAATAATATGTCGGTGTTCTTATCAAAATCTATTCTACAAATACTGCGCGCATGGATGGTCTTTTTAATCGGCTTGAAAGACCACGGTATATAAGGGTGTGGGATGTAGGTAGATCCATCCACTAGCTTAGCGTTAACCTTTCTAATAACGACACATCTTCCGGATACATCTACCCACTCTAGGTGTTTCAGCTCATCCTTATCATGCAGCACAACAGAGCACGATCTATCGTGCCGCAGGATGTCCCCAGCTACCCCCGCATAGTTTTTCTGGATAGCTACGATTATGGAGTAGCCTTGCATACGTACTATATCCGTCGGTGATAAGGATGCGTACTTCAGCCCATATCCAAAATCTCTTAGCGTGCTACTGCTAGAGGCGCGCAGCTTTACCAGCCTTACATCGCAGCCGTGAAGTGTGAGTGCGCTATATAGGTGGCGCGTGTACGTCACCCATCCGCCGTGTCTATTCTCACTGAGATATATTAAATTAATCTTCATTTCTTGCGCTCCCAGTCTCGCCACACTGGCACAGCGTACGACTTGCCCTTACACGCCTTCTCCAATACCTCCACATCCGCCGCGCTGGCTTTGGGCAGCTTGGCGCTTCCGGAGTTATCCGGCAACAGCCCATTCCTGAATGTAGTGTGATCACACCCCTTACAGGCGCCGAAGTCACGTTGTCCATGAAACAACTTTCTTCGCATGGCGTACATCACATCGCTGTGCCAAAGTTGCTCTATATTTGTCTCGCGTACGTCGCCCACCTTAAGCACGCCCCGCCAGTCGTTGCAGCACCCCGCTATCTTACCGTCGTACCTGACACTGAGCTCCCTGAACGGCTTAGCACACCGCTTCCCCGCCTGTTCATTGTTAGGGGGTGCAGCCGCGCCGCAGTGGTTGCTCAGCTTGGCATGCGTGCCTTTAGAGGCGGATCGTATGTCTTGCACCACGATAAGCACGCGAGCACTCAGCGGTCGTCTTATATGTGGGTTGCCTATGGGGCCACAAGAAGGGTAGTCGTACATATCAAACCCTTCTACGTTATCACGGCGCAACGCCTCCACGATCTTATCTACTATCTTGACGCCGTCGTAGTTATCCAGCGCCAACACGTTCAGCCCGGCCTTAAACAGATTTGGAATCTTGGTGCTGGCGTCCTTCAATAGCCCGCCCCCATTGGAGGTCATCATTATATGGTTCTTGGGTAGGTGTTTGCGAAACGTTGACACTATATCCAGCATGTACGGATTCATGGTGGGCTCGCCGTGCATGGCAAACTCAATTCGGCTGCGCCACCCAGCATCCGCGATCTGCCGAGCAGTAGTCTCGGCTATCTTTGGCGTCATAAACTTAAAGTTTTTAATAGTCTCGTCACGTATGCCCCTCAGACCGCAAAAGCTACAGTATAGATTACACCCCTCTGTCAACTCTACCTGTATAGTAAACGGCGGGTGTTGTTTGTATTTCACGCTTTTGTCCTCCTGTCATTGTGTAGCTGCTGTAACGCCAGCTTAAGGTCGTCTTGAGTACGATTCTTCCTACGCAATACGCTTATCACATACTCATCAACGGTGTTCTTGGCCGTTAGGTAGTGGATGCTGACGAACTTACTGGCCGCCCCTTGTCGCGCGATGCGTCCATTGCCTTGCTTATAGATTTCCAGATCCCAAGGCAACGTAAACCAACAAACATGACTGCAAGCCTTTTGCAAATTAAGCCCGCGTCCAGAGGATTGCGGCTGTGCCAGCAGTAGTTCTATTTCGCCGTTATTCCAGTGTCGTTGTATAGCCTCCAGCTCTCTAACCTTACCATCAAACACCACGGCGTTCTTAAACTTCTTTGTTATTCGCTGTAGTTCGTGATCAAACTCATAGAGCAGAAATAGCGGTTTACCCTGCAACGACTCTATCAGTCCCTCCATCGCTTCCATCTTATCATCATGTATGTGAATCCACTCGGTGTTGTTTGCCCGCTCAGATTTATATAGCGCGCCGCTAGTCACCTGTCTACATTTCTGCGTAGCGACCGCAGCATTCGCCACCTTAATTTCTTGCCCTTTAAACACCGAGAACATTTCATCTTCTATTTCGCAGTACACTTTATAGGCTGCGTCGCTTAAATTAAAATAGATGGGGTTGAGTAATTCCTTAGGGCGCTTTAATCTTGGATCGGGCTTCGGTCTACATATAACGCCGCGCAGCCTTTCATATATTAATTTGTCCGCTCCGTCTTGCAGCTTCCAGTCATAACCCTTGAACCCAGCCGGTTGAAAGTATTTATATCGATAATGGGTGACATACTGCCCGAGCGCGTTGCCCATATCTATGATGAACACCTGCCCAAACAAATCAAGCAGACCCTTAGGGGCCGGCTCACCAGTCATTATCCAACGACGTTTAAAGTACTTAAGAATCACCTTAAGTAGTTTGAACCTTTTCGTCGTTGTGTTTTTGAACATAGTAGATTCATCAACCAACAATAGATCCGGCTTTATCTTACCGATAGCGCGTGACTTTAGCAGCCACTCCAGCCCCTCTGGATTAATCAAGTATATCTCTGCCGACTCATTTATAAGTTTGTCTTTATCTTTGCCGTGTAGGAATACTGTTCGTAGGTGCTGGAACTGCCTCCACTCCGCTATCTCCAGTGGCCACGTTAGTTCGCACACCCGCTTCGGCGCCACCAGTAAGATCTTTCTTATGACCTTAGACTTCATCAGGCGTAGTACAGCGTCTAGCGCCGCCGCTGTCTTTCCCCACCCTATATCCATCACCACACCACCACACCTGTGTTCGAGCAAAAAGCGGCTCGCCTCCACTTGGTGGCTCATTGGTTTGTAGTCGCGTATTAGTTTTCGCACGGCCCGCCCTTCTTCTTGCTGTACGCACACCACCCGCACAACGGCCCCGGTGAGGGTTTAAACTTCTTCTCCTCAAACATAGGCTCTATGCGCCCCGTCCACTGCTCAACCAACCTGTTATAAGAGCCTTCGTCAAATATCGCGACCTTATTATGCTTCGGTCCGTGATCTACATAGAACACTTCGGTCACAACCTTTGACGCGCCGCCGATAAGCCCCGCCAAACCATAAAGCTCCATCTGTGTTTTATGCTCAGGATACATCTTGCCCGTTTTGTAATCTATCACCCTTAGCGTATCATCATCTAGCCAATGGTACACGTCAATCTTTAAACGCAGCCACGCGTCCTTATCAAACCACTCCGTAAATCCTTCAAAGTTATCTGTAATAGCGATGGGCAGTTCGCACAACGCATCTCCGCGGGCTCGCAAATCATTAAGCTCCTTTTTGAACAGATGTAAATCTTGCAGGAGCTTAGGCGTTTCTCGTTTAACATACTGCTCAGCGTTTTTGTGAATCATATCACCACGTGCAGCGGCGGGTCCTTGCGGCTCTGGTAGTTTATCTATCACCTTGTATTTGTATTTGCGAGCACAGTGCTTCCACGTTGCCCATCGTGAATAAGACCACGCTGTAGACTTAGACATTACTGCCTCCCATAAGGATCTCGGAGTGGTGCGCGCATATTAAGGACGAAGCTATACAGCTCACGAAGTACTTCAATGTCACCGTCTGTATAGTGTCTCTTACAATCACAGCACGTCCAACCACCACGCCCGTCATACTCCTTAACCATGTTTCCGTGCGAACAGTCCTTCTCCGCTTTTATTAGATCTGCCATACGCATATTATTTCTCCTTAAACTTTTCTAGCTCACCCCAACTGCGCCCCCATTTGCCATCGCTTAACATAGGCACATCCATCTCAACGCCCTCCATCGCCTCGCGGAGTAGCTGCATCTCGCGCTTAGCGGCGCCCTTTGGTGCAGATATGTTGTTCTCGTCGTATACAGTTACTAAAAAGCGCCCCTCCTTCTTTATCTCGTTATAGTTAACTAGAGCCTGCTTAGTTACGTCGGCGGCTGACCCCTGAATAAGATAGTTCAAAAGTTTGTATATAAACTCGCGGACTTCACCATTTATTTCACGCGACGGTTCGGGGTAGTACTGGCGCCCGCCCCACGTAGTTATCGGCATACCGCTCTTAGCTAGATCCTTGATGTCTTTGCTCAGCTCCTTAAGTCCTGGCACAGCGGTAAGCTGTAGCCGCTTAATTTTCTGAGCGTACTCCGGAGAACATTTAAGTTTCTGACACAGCCCCTCAATACCCATGCCGTAAATCATGCCGAAGTTTACAATCTTAGTTTCACGGCGGTGCAGTTCAATGCCGCTGATTTCTTTGATAACCTGTCTAACAAACTCATGTACGTCCATCCGTGGTTCTTCGTTATACTTATCCATTAACAGGCCATTTTCAAAATGGGCTAGGATGCGTATCTCCTGCTGATTATAGTCACGATGCAGCCACGTGTGGCCCTTATCAGGTAGCAGGTATACTCGTGTGAGTGGTAGCTCCGGCATGTTTAGGAAGGCGGGGTGTTCATATCCATCGTCCTTGCCTTCAAAACTTTTAGGTACGTTTAAAAAGTTCGGCGCCTTACTACTGGGTCTTCCTGTTCGTGTGCCGCTATACCCCGCCTCCGCGTTGCGCACCTGATTCCACGATGTGTGTATACGACCGTCTCCTTCTTGCGCCTGTAACAGCCACGGGCGCAGAAATGTAGACAAGCATGTAGCGAGGCGTGAGCGATAGGCCAACACTTGATATACCCGCTTGTCGCTAAATTTATCGGGTGTCATGGTCTTCTTACTTGTGCTTCGCTTTCCTGTTTCAGTTTCCTCCCAGTCCGTTACAATACGACTCTTGTGTAGTGCGTCAGCTAGCTCCACGTCGCTATCCACGTTTAGATCGCTGACCTTCAATCGCTTACGTATCCACTGATCCGCCTTTGTGAACGCCGCTTCGTATAGTTTGGTATCCGCCTCCAAACGTTTATCATCTACCAGTATACCTTCTCGCTCATTGTCCAGTAACATGGGCATGATGTACCGCTCACGATCGTACGCTTCACCCATCCCCCTGTCCACTACTGATTTATGTAGCAGCTTAAACAGTCGGTAAGTCCTAACCACGTCGCCCGCTGCATACCGCCCCACTAGATCACCGGGGGCTTTGGATATAAACCGCCCCCACTTTTTATCATTAGAGCGACACACCTTATTATCAACGAGCCATTGCCTAACCGCGTCACGCTCCTCTGGCGGCATATCCAGCAAACGCTCAGCGGCGGGCTTTAACTCTAACGATCGTGAGTGTGGGTCGTCCAGAAAAAGTAAGAACATGGTGTCGTGGTACATATCCCACGACAAGCGGCGGAGGCCTAGATGCACCTCCGCCACGTCTACGTCGAACTTACCATTGTGAAATATAAGCGGGCGAACACCCCACACAGACTTCAGCGCGCGAACTGCTTCGGCTTTAGAGCAGTTATTACCGGAGGGGTGCCCCCAGGCATAATATTTAGAAGCGCGCGGTTTGGTGGTATCCATTATAGCCACCCCTACCGGCTTCGGCGGATAGTAGGGGCGCGGCTGTATTTCTTCGGTTTCAAAGTCTATGACAAACATGACTCCACCCCTAGTTTATTTTCGCCCCGCGCTTTACCATCTCCATTAAATGCTTCGCTTGTGTTATAGCGTCGTGGAGGGCGTGGTGGTGTACGCCGGATCTATCAAGTACGACGTCTGGGTACATATTCTTCAGCGTACGATAGCAGCGATCGTTGTAAAATTTCCAAGGGCATGTTGTATTCAACCGCTCAAACGCTCTGCGTAGTATCACATTATCAAACGACGCACCATTACCCCACACCCGAACAGTATCTAGATTGAAGGTGGAAACTACCCAATTGTGTAGATCCTCCAGCGCGTCTATTATGTGCTGAGTCCCGCCGCCAATAAGCTCAGCACGAGCCGATTCAGATTGCCGCAACCACCATATAATGGTTCCCGCTTCAACCTCACCACCATTTTTCATTGATGAATTAAGATCAACACGTCGGTAGAACTCACCACCTAACTCTTTCGCTAACGGATCAAACGCAACTGCGCCGATAGCTACAATAGCGGAGTCCGGGCCAGAGCCCATCGTTTCTAGATCAAGCATAATGTCGTTCATGATACGATGTCCTCCCTTTCAATAAAGCCCGCGGACGTCAGCCTATCAAACGGAATTAAGTACCATCGTTTGGCACGTCCATCGCTATGCGCAAACGCCTGTAACTCCCCAGCGCTCACGCAGATTCCCGCAGCCGTGAACATTATGTTGTCTATGATACATACCCAGACGCATAGAACACCTTGTTCGTTTACTTCGGTGTGTGACTTCGGCGGTATCCTACCGTTGGATCGTATGCTGTACTTCAGCACCCACTCTTCCTTGCTCATGTTTTCTGGATTTATATAGTACCCCATGGTCTTCTCCTTAATAGTGATTAATAGCGCCTCGTCTCATCAGCTCCGCGGACGAGGCCACGCGGTCCACGCCCACTAACCTAGGAGGATCAGTTAGCGGCTGCTGACTCGTTGTTTTTTACCGGGCGTTCTTTTCTTTAGCTTACTACCGCGCTGCGAATCTTCTTCCCTACGCCGCGAAGCACGCTCCATCATCTCTTCTTTGGTGGGGTACTCCTGGAACGCAAGCTCCTCAGTCTTATCTTCGCGCAGCCCCTTAACAACCTTAAGTGTATCTTTATCCAGCGTGTCTTCCACCGTGAACGTTACTTCATACTGCGAGTTGCGGTTAGGCTTGGTGGAGATTGATACAATGACTGCCCAATACGGCTTCCGCATCTCCTCGGCTACGCTACGCGCAAACTCAGAAAAGTTCTTAACAGAGGTGACAGGTACTTTAAGTACGCCCAACGCGGGCTCGGCCTCTTCATCCTCGTCATCTGGCACCCACACAATAAGGCGCCGAGAATTTTTACAAGCCTTACCGCGCCCAGTCTCAGCAGAACCGAACTCATTCAGGGGGCAGGATGTACAGTCATCGCTTTGCCGCTCCTCTGCTTTTTCTGAGGGCTCCAACTGTTCTTCGTCGCGGCCTAGCGCATAGCATGTCGGCGGGTGCGGGTCGGTGGGGTCGTACTTCTCGGCGTAGTAAGTATTCTCAAATGCGTAGTCCACCACCACGCACGTCAGGACGTTGCCCTTCACTTCTTTACCGCCTACCGTTAGCACGCCCCCCTTCGTTGAAATTTGAGTGCCACCGAATCCACGTCGCGCTTTCTCCTTGGACAGTACTGCATCGGCTTCGCGCGCCAGTTCATCGGCCATATCATCGTTTCGTTTTGTTGCTCGCACCATTAGTCTTCTCCTTACCTTTTAGTTTAGATAGTTTCACATAGACACGCGTGAACACCTCCACGCCCGGAATCTTTTTACCGTTTTCCCACCGCTCCCTTATCGCCTTGGTACTAAGTCGCCGCTGAAGTAAATCAAAGGCGTCGTTCTTTTTGATGTACGCTTGTATCTTCCCCCAGTCCTTCGGGGTGGGTATATCCTCGCGTTCAATCTGCGCACGCGCAGCTCTGCCAGAAATGCCAGTAGATTGCGACTTGGGTAGGTTGTTTATGATGTGATTTTTTAGCTGTGTTAGTCTCTCCTCTTTCAACCCGATAACTTTATTTAGATCTTTTATTTCCTCCTCTAGCTTTAGCGCCTCGTCAGCACATAGGGCTAGATTCTTCGGTAGTGCTTTGCTCATGGTTATGCACCTCTTTGGCTACGATGATTAACGCGCCCTCCTCTGTTCGTTGTATGAAGAAATCCTCGGCGTGTTCAGGATGGGCGTGTAGCACTTCAAGAACGCAGTTGAAAGCATCCTCCGCCTCGTCTGAGGAAACGTCTGTGAGTAATATGACGTCCTCCACCGCGTCTTCTAATAGCATTATTTGATATAGTTTCATTGTGGCTCCAGAAATAAAAAAGGGGGCCTTGTGAGCCCCCCTCTTTACTGCGCTGTTTATCTACGGTTAGTAGAGTTCAATCACCTCTTTTTCCACGTAGAAGCGGATGTCCAGCGTGGCCAGCCCTTCGGCATATGCGTCGCCGACGGTCTTGCATTTGCGGATGATGTCAAAGCGCTCACCACGGTTACCACGGAATGACGCCTCCTTAGCGGCGGGTAGCACTTTGATGCGCAGCTTGTCTTCCAAAGCACGACGGCCAGCGCGCTCCGTCTCGTCGGCGGGCTTGCCCTTGGATGCAGCCTTGGCCTTAGCGGCGGGCTTACCCTTGGGCGCAGCCTTAGCGGCGGCAGGCTTACCTTTGCCCTTGGCCTTAAAGGCGGCCACCTTGGCTACGTCCTCATCGTACGTGGACTTCTGGGCTTTGCTGAGCCGCGTCTTGCCTTTGGACTTGGGCGCTTCTTCCTCGTCCTCGTCCTCGTCCTCGTCTTCTTCCTCCAGGTCCTCTACCTTCGCGCCCTTCTTACCTTTTTTGAACGGGTTGGATGCGGACGAAACAGCAGCGTGACCATCGCGGGCAGCGGCTTCTACAGCGGGGAATGATTTTTTCTTGCTCATGTTGTGTCTCCTAGTATGTTGTTTAAAGAATCGTTTACCTATTTCTACGATCCGTTTTGCATCTACCGATCGTATGTTCAAATTTACCACGTAGTGAATCAACAATGCAAGAGAATCAAAAACGTCCGATAACACATTAGAACTCAAACGCTTAGACTCTAACTGCTCAAACGGAACCGAGCAAATACGGGCGCGGCCGAAGTCCTGCTCTACCTCTACAATGAGCGGGGGCTTTGGCCACCCTACTACCTGTTGATAACACACGGACAGTCTCATAAACGTGCCCGCAGCATGGACAGGCGTGTAGCCTGATCCTGCCTACGTTTGTATCGCTCAATCAACGTTTCCGCTTCTGCTCTGGTGCGCGCCCAACCGCGCACACCAAGTTCGTATATATAGTAGGAGACCGCGGAGCATCCCTCTATATTATCGTACATCACTGTGAGCTTAATGGCCTCGGCCATGTTACACCCCTCCGTTTAAATCTTTAAGTGCCTCCACCAGCCCATCAAAGTCTTCATCCCGCCCAAACACCGCGGCCAGCATCTTCACCAGCTCCAGATCCGCCTCGTATTCTTTGGCAAGGCTGGACAGGTAGTGTTCGCGGTTATCGTAGCCGTGTTCGGCGTATACGTTCGGCTCCGGCAACGCAGCCAGATCAACTAGCTCATTAAACGTTGAGGTTACATCAACCGACGGTTCAGGGTCGGTGGTGCGCAGCCACCCCGTTCTGCTAACGTAGTTCCACTCACCCAACAGCTCCTCACTGTCTCCGGTGTCCACCGTGGCGGTGGCGCATAACATTCGCGGGTCGTTCACTTCGCCGCCTCTATTAATCACTTCGTTACCCCACTCGGTAAACGCGGTGTAGGTTTGTTTCTTCATGGTGATTCCTTAAAAAGTAAAGAAGCCGAAGATGAAAGCGCCGAGGATGCAGGCCAACAAGGCGGAGTTGATTAGGATGTCTTTCATAGATCTTTCTGCCCTACGGTGTATTCAATGGGGAAGATGGATACCCCTGGATCATCTTTGTATGTTGATACGAAGCCACGGCTCGCAATAAATCCAGCCCCGTTTGCACAAACCACCGCCCACGCCGTCTTCTTCTCCGGCACGTTGATTAGGTCGAACTCTGTCTCCCCCCCGTTATAGTAACGGCCGTCCACTTTATACGTGCAGATGACCCTCTCTCCATCCGGCTTAGTTACTTTACAGACTATCGGATAATCACCGCTCAAGTCCGTACAAAGTATTTCCGCCTTATAGGCGGGGTCGCGGCACGTGAAAGGCTTCGTTGGATCAAAGGTTTTCATGGCGTACCTCCCCGACGATCTCGAGAAATTTCTTCGTCTGGTCGGACTGTGCGGCGTCCCCTGCGGCGTCCCCTGCGGCGTCCCCTGCGGCGTCCCCTGCGGCGTCCCCTGCGGCGTCCCCTGCGGCGTCCC